TTGGCTCTGGTGTTGGCTCTGGCTCAGGTTCCGGAGTTGGGTCAGGCTCTGGTTCAGGTTCTTGCTCCTGCGGAACAGTCCAATCTCCTCCAGAAATATCCATCGAATACGTGCCAACCGTATACTCATCAAAAACGTCAGCCTTAAGCACATACGTGCCAGGGTCTAAGGTTTCTTGTATGTAGGAATCCCAACAAAAATTTGTTCCATTATTGTGCGGAGCCGAATCATCATCTTCAAAAAGCAACGTTTCATTATCGTCATACAAATAAATATACGGGTCTGCACTCCCATTTTCCAATCCATGATCGTTACACGTTAAACTTGTATAAGTAGTAATAGTAACTTGTGTTGATTCTGCAATAACAAAAGTAAACTTAGGTCCTTCATCTACAGTATCTACAATTATTGTGCATTCCCAACCAGTTTCAGTTGCTGAACACACAGTTTGGGCAGGCGCAGGAGGCGCAAACCAAACAATTAAAAGCAAAGAAGCTAATAAACCTCTACTTAAAACTTGAAATAATTTTTTAGTTTGCCGGAACCTCGCCATACATCTCTTCCAAGTCGGATTCATCTAGATCTTTTCTGCGTACAACAGAACAAGATCCATCCTTTCCTAGAATAGATGCGGCATATCCTTTCAAAAAGCTTAGAACTGCGGCCCCACCAGATGCAAGTATAAGTTTCCATTCAGAAATACCCATATCTACAATTGAATTAGTGCCTAAAGTTCCGCCACAAGCTTGCAAAAACGTTGCTAAAACACGTTCTCCTAAATCCCTTAAATCTATTTTACCCATTCTTCATTAACGCCTTCCATGTGTTAGGTCCACATATGCCATCGGCAACAAGACCTTTTTTCTTTTGAAATTGTTTTAACGCTCTAAGTGTATACCAACCAAAATGTCCGTCAATACCTGTTCGAGCTGAAGGATATTTAGTTAAACGATAACCTAAATTAGCTAACCTTGACTGCATTAATTTAACAGCAGGACCTTTAGCATTTCTACGTAATGTAGTTTTCATAGCAGAAGCTATTTCAGCAAAAGCCCCACGATTTTGAGTCTTAGCTAAAACAGTAGCACCTACTTCAGCTTTCTTTTCGTCGTCACTAGACAAAGCAGGAGCATCATACCAATCATACTTTTGCGTATCATACCGATACCCGTACGCTTGATGATGCCACCACTCAGAAGGAACAGTCTTTTCCATCCCATATTCTCTAGCTACTTTATTCACATCCCCTGTGGATATCCTACCAACAATACGAAAATCAACAGCAAAACCATAATTTCCCTCAGGATGACTAGGCTGTTGCATGTGCCAAGAACCCTGAAAACCACCGCCAAATTTGCGATCTGGGTTCGCTACAAGGTTCGGAAACGTTCCTGCTTTATACCGTCGATACAAATCTTTTTGCTGTGCATAAGTCCTAACACCAGAACTAACAACAACCTTACCTTTAATACGTGGATCAGCAAAAAACTTTTCTAAACGATATTTCATTTTAGGATGCAATTCGTTAAGACGTACCCATTTACTAGAAGTAGGTATAGCCATTATTGACCTATCTCTGATTTAAGAAGAGTCATTAATGCGTCATCAGCGTCAGTAAAACTTAATGGAACATTTTCTCCAGCATTAGGTATTCCACCGCCACCTACTTGACCGCCAGTAGCAGGAACATTTAAAGATTCATTAGAAACTTCAGCATTCCCTATTTTAACAGAATCAGAAGATTCCTCAGTAGCAGTACCTAAACGTTCAGAAACTATTTCATGAGCCTTAGCCAAACGTTCATTAATAGGCATATTAGAATCAACTTCGCCACTAGCAACTTGAATAAGCATCTTGCCTTGCCAAGACTCAGGCTCATAACCCAAATTAGTGACAATAGTAGTTATCTCACGAAACTGTTCACGCTTTTGTTGCTCTTGAAGCAACTCCTGTGTTTCAGCTTTATTTTGATTTATCTGACCAAGCAAACGTTCTTCAAACGCTTCTAACTCAGCTTTTAATTCAGTAGGTTCCATTTTATTATTTTCTCCTATATTTGTAGTATTAGCAACAGTATTGTCGTTATCGTCAAAAACTATATCCTTAGCCCAAGCAGTAAAGCCATCTTCACCCATATTACCAACAGCTAACGTTGCAAAACGCTCACCAGCTTCATAAGGATTATCATTAATTAACGAAATAGTATCTAACAACCAAGCAACAGCTTCCTCATCAAAAGACTCAAAAGCTTTTTTAAAAGGAGCTAACTCAACTCTTCGTTGAGCCGCTTCATCCCTTACTTTTTTTAATTCCTTTTCTATATCTGCCATTATCCTTGTCCTAACATAGCTCCTAAATCATCACCCATAGGAGCTTCCATTCCTTCTTGCATTATAGGTTCTTGAGGAGCCTGAGGTGGTGGAGGTATCATACCTTCTTGACCAACCTCAGGGACAGGAGCCATAGCTTGTTCAGCCATAGCTTGAGCACCAGCCATCTGAATATCCTTAGCTTGGTTCTTAGCTTTAAAGTTTTTATGTATCTGCACATGATCACTAAAAAGTTTTTGAATTTTTTCAGGTAACATTTCCCAACGTTTAGTAGACATAAAAGCACGATGTTCCTCAATATGGACATCATGATCATCATCTTTGTCCCATTCAGGATTACCTATCTCGCCACGAGCCATCTGAGAATTTTGACGTTTAGCTTTAGCTATCTGTGGAGATATACCAGCAATAATATCATCAGAGCCAGGCAAATCAGCAATACGCACATACTGAGCAGGAGACTGTATTAAACCCATTTGCAACATTTTGTCAGCTTGCTGAATCATAGCAGTACGAGAACGAGACTGTATTTCTTCTTCAGGTACTCTAACTTCAAACTCAGAAGACAAATCGCTACCTCTATGAGGAAAACGTTCAGGGCCAAAGCCAGCATCAACAACAAGAGTTTTTTCTTTCTTTTGCGTTTCTTGATAAATTTGCAAAGCCATCTTTGCACAATCAGACCAACACCTAGCAGTTTCTTTTAATAACCTACCAGTCGGAGAAGAATCCTTTTCCGACAAAATAGACAACCCAGTACCAGACTCAATATTTGCAGGAGCCATACCACGAGAAACATCATGAACACCCATAATGTCATCAATCATCATTGACGCACGATCCAAAATAGACTCATACCACGTTTGCATTCTTGGTTGTTCAAGATACGAAGGCAACTCAACACCATCAGGCCAAGGCTGAAAACCTGGTTTATCAACCATTTCCTCAACATAAGGCTCTGCACTAGCAGGAAACAACGCACGAATAGTTCCAAGTTCTTTAGCATGTTCAGCAACACCAGACCAAATACCATTAAGTATTACCTGTATCTTACGAACATCATCCATGTACGTAGTACCCCACCACTGATTTTCCTCAACAGTTTCACGAGCAACAGCAATCGGCAACCTATCCTCAAATGGAAACGGCCAATCACCCTTTTGCACTACCTTGCCATCAATAACAACCTGAAAACCACCCTTACCTTTACCCATAGGGCGTTCATAATATGTCAAAACTTTAGTTAAAGGAGGAAGAGTAGACTCTCCAGAACCAAAAGACTGATGCAACATTCTATGTTGAAACGGAGCCAAACCAGCATGAGCATCAGCCGGAGGTTCTTTACGCATTTCAAACAAAGCCTTAACAGTTTTAGGAGGCAAAGCTTCTACTTTAATGCACCAACGAGCAGACTCAGCACTTCTAGAACCTGGCTCAACAATAAACTCTGCCAAAGACAAAGGTTTAATAATAGGCAAACCAGTATCAGGATCTATTTCAATCATTAAAGCCGCAGTACCACCTTTACAAGTAGCGGCCATATGTTCCTCACGAATAACTTCCCAACGTTGATTACGATGGAGATCCCGCAAAATAGCTTCAGCTAAACGAGCCGCACGAACAGATTCATCATCAGCACCTGTAGGAGTAACCTCAAAAACAAGATTACGTTGCGTTAAATTAGAAATAATAGTTCTTTGATTAGCACGCATTTTATTAAACACAGCTTGAATTCTGTCACGATCCTCTACCTGTTCGCTAAGACGAGTAACAGCCGCATTCCAACGTAACCATTGCATGCCACGAACAAAAGCGTGATTAAGCCAATAACTACGCATAGGACCCATAACATGACGAGAAGCCTCATCATAAAGTTCTTCAACTGTTGTATTGTACTTATCTGCCATTATTTACTCTTTTTAATTTCCTTAACTAAACCTAATGCTTTTTCTGCTTTACTTAATCTTTGTTCCAAATTTTTACATTGTTTTTTAAGTTCTTCATATGAAACTTCAAGCGGTTTCCAATACTCTGGGCCTTTCCAACCAATTTGTTGAGCCGCATCTTTAATACAGTCCATACCGACATCTAAAAAACCTTCTTCCTCAATAGGAGGCCCACGAAAAATGCCAACGTCGCCTTCTGCTTTTGGCAAATAAGAAACATAGCATAATCCGACATTAGCACTATCTAACCCAAAATCGCCACCCTCAACTAATCTAAACATATTACCTCATCATATAAGACCAATTATCTGGTTCCTTATTTCTTTCTTCTAATTGCGCCCAACACCGATCTTCTAATGTAGGCACTTTTTTCTTTCTCTGTACATATGCTGGCATAGAACGAGTCATTTCCCAAGCATATGCACCAGTATCTACCATATCGTCATGTTTTGCATTAGGAAAATTTCTATGTTCCTGTTCCCACAAAAACAACCACGAAGCCCCTTGAGGAAACCAAACCTGTTGATTAGATATACCAGCACCATAAGGAATAGCCCGTTGAACTTTGTCACGATCCTTCGGAAAAAGAGGCCGAACAAAAAATCCGCCAGCACGTTGAAACAACTGAATAAGAGTCAAACCAAACGAACGTTCCTCAATTCCTAACGTAGTAACATCCCACTTACGGCACAAAGCTTGCGCCCATTCTAAATGGCGAGCTGACTCAATACGTTGACGATCCATATGCACCAACATCAAATTCTGGGAATCACGATGCCAATCCCAAATTGACATAACAGACCAATCAGCCCAAGTCTTTAACGAAGCCGCCAAATCAATAACACCAAACCGTACACAATTACGTTTAGGTATCATTAAATGACGGTCATCATCATACGTTAACTTGTACTGCGAACCAGCATCAGACCAATGATGATATGGAGGCGACAAAATACCACCAGCCTCCAACGACGGATTACCCTGATACATGGCCTCAAACCACAAAGGATCATCCTTACGAATGTCCTCAAGTTCCTTTAACGTCTTACGAGCAGGACAAAGCGCTTGCCCAGGTTTACGATCAATAACATCTGTGTAACCATCACGAGGATAATGATCAGGTTCAAACGCAATAGCAGGCATTTCTAAAACACACCAATCCTCACGAGGCACAGTCGAATTAGACAAATAGATCCTTCGGCCAGATAAATCATCTTCATGCCAGCGAGTAAACATAACTACTTCAACAGCCATTGGTT